CGGCTATGTTTCTTTGTCTCACAGCCAAGTAGTTAACAGATCGCTTACCTTCTTTGATGACATGGTGAAAGTCAATGATAGCCGGGTGTTTTTTCCGACAGTGACTACACCGCTGCTTCGACTTGTACGCGATCCACTCTACTCTGTTTTTATCTCTACCCTTCCTTGCTCTCTTGATAACCTCTTGTCTGTTCCCTTCGTACCACTTCCGTGCGTACACCTTCTGCTTGGCCTTGCGTATGGCCTCGTCCTTGAATGGCATGAACCCCCCTCAGAGTCGTTTCCTCCAGTACAACGCTCTTGCGAACGAGTACGTGATCTTGGGGGTATAAAGTCTGAAGCCGCACGAGATCAGGTTGTTGGCACTCGGTATGTTGTCAGTTGTATCCGACACAGCCCATCTATACCCATGCCTTCTAGCCCACTGAACTCGTAGTCGGATCATCTGCCGTTGAATGCCGTACCCCCGGTAAGCACTCAGCACACCGCAGCGACCCAGATAGATACCATCCTCCATTTGCTGTGATGGCGACAGACAACTAAATCCTATCGGGGTAACTTTGTGATGCGCCATCCACCACACCCCGTCTTCAGGAAAGTACAGATCATCCGCCGGGAGACAGGCCTTTTGCAGCACCTTCAGTTGCCGCTTGACCCCCGGATCTGAAGCATCGACTTGGCCGTAAGTGATCTTCATACGGCACAATTTTACCCTATCCTTTTAGCCCTCGCAGATGCTCCAGTTCAGTCTTCAAAGTACTCAACTCTAATGAGAGGACTGTAGCCTCGTCGAATAGTCCCGCTCTCCGTATATTCTCTAAGGATCGCTCTACGAGTTTCTGTTGACTTTGACCATAGCCCCAAGGGGCAGCACTCATCTCGTCTTTCCAAGCGCCGGGTGGGGACAGATTGTCTACAATCATTGATGTTTCCGACGCCACCTTCGGCTTTGATTCGTTGGTCATATTGTCTTATACCTCGGTAAACTGCTTTCTCGTCTCATCTCGCACCAACACTAGTAACTTGCACATCACGTGCGACTGCGAACGATTCTTGTTATCGATGTCATACTGCTTGGCATACATCTCGATGATGTCCCACCGGATGACTTCAAGACCACCGTTGTCACCAATCTTTGCCCACACCGTTTCGCTCGGCACAGCCTTCACGTGGGTCTTGTCCACGATCAACTCGGCGTACTCTGCGTCCTTCGGCGGCTTCACCGCTGCTTCTACTCTTGCCATGTCACATCTCCTTCGCTACTGCTAACCATTCGTCGGCATATTCCACGTTGCCCCAGTCTTTGAACCAAGGACCGCCACGGGTGAAGTGAACAGCCACGGGGTTCGGGCAATCGTTCTTCGTATGCCACCCTTCCAAGTAGTTGTATGCAATCGGTAGTGCACCGATGTGCGTCCCCGCCCACTTCAGTTGATGCAAGTACATCCCAGTGCCGATGTTGACTTGCTCTAGTGTCAGCCCATGCTTCACGCTTTCGTGACCGCAGTTGAACAGCATCAGGCTCGACCAATTCTTTCTCGGGTATTGGTGTTGTACCGCACCGTCCATCTTGGTCGTCTCCTTCGGCTCGTACCTGTGCTGCACCACCATGACCGGGACATTCGGATCAGCGTAGTCCATGATCCCTGCCACATCTCCTCGCCAGAGAAAATCACAGTCCATGAACAACGCCCACCCTTTGTATCCAACTAGATACGGTGTCAGGAAACGAGTGAACGAAAACTCGGTAGAAGATAGAGGGTCATGCTCACGCCAATACAAACCACGCTCACGCATCTCCTGCTGCTTGATCGGCTTGATGTCGAGCCATTCGGAAGAGTTCCTAGCCAATGACTCCCTGCACACCTGATATGCAATGTCCTCACGACTGTCCCAACCGATAAAGACTTTCATCACGCCACCTCAAACAACTTCTTTCGTGCCTCACCTTTGAAGTGCAGGATCTTGGCATCGTCGGTCTTGTGTTCAGGTAAACAACCATACACAGATTCATGTATCTCGCTCACCCGTTCGGGATACTTCTCGGCGTAGATACGTAACGCCTCTTGATCGCCGTACCACCTGCGGAACTTCGGATCGAGCGCGTCATAGATCGCCAGTAAGTCCTTCCATACCTGCGGGTTCTTGGCGACAATCGTGCAGCCCACATAGGGATACACCTCGTCAATCGTCTTGCCTTCATACTCATCAAACCGTAACCCACGCTGATCAACATTGAAGATCGCGTCACGCTGAAACTCTCTTCGCAGGAACGCTGTGTCTTTTCCTTGCAGCAAATCTTTCACCACGATCTCATCCTGCACCAACATATCCGTATCGAGATACATCACCGGCAGGATGGAAGTCGCGTAAGTCTCGGCGTATGCCTTGACTCGGTGGTAGCACAACTCTTCCCGATTAACTTCGCTATCCACCCGTCGAGTGATACCCATCACATCTGGTGTGGTCTTGTCCGTATACATCGTGATGAAAGCATCAGGATTGTGCCGTAGCAGCGACTTCACCATCTTCTGCGGCTGAGAAATGTTGTCGCCCACGTGGAAGAAAGCAAAGTGGTTGTACGAGGGATCACGCAACATATACATCCGTTCCAGTTCTTCCTTGACCTGCTTCACTTGCAAATCCCACGGCGCATTCATGTTCTCGCGTTGGAAGATTCGCACCTCGGGATACCACAGGCTGCGATACCCCTTGCGATTGTTCCAGTACCACAACTTGTTAGCGTCAAGGAGTTGGACAGGCTTACCCATCGCAGCAGCCAAATGCACGTTGGCATTCGACGGAGAAACGATTACGTCACACAACTCCATGAGCGCAGCGACGTTCTCCAAATCTAAGAAGGTGTCGATGTGCGTCGTGATTAGGTTCTGGTGAAAGTCCTTCGCCTCGTCCTGCGGCTTGCCATACTGAAGATTGATGAACACACTCTCGGGGATATCGAACAGCGACCTGAATCCTTCCAACCCGACAGACTTGTGCTCACCGATGGCAGGTGCAGTGCTTGCCCATGACAAGCCAATCACACGCTTGCCTTCCAACTTCAGTTCTTTCTTCAGCGTACCAACCCGGTGCGGGTCAGCCTTGATGTAACCCTCGCTGCGGCTCGGCAGGATGTCGCGCACACTGTTAATAAAGTATTTCCCAAGGCTTGCGATGGGGATGTGTGAGTCGTGCTCCGACATCTTGACCTTGGCATTGTGCGGTAGGAACGTGACGTTTGACGCCTTGCATCCACGTTGCAGTAGTGGGGCTAACCGCATATCAATCAGAACGACAACGGAATCGACTTCCTTTGCCAACGCCTCGATGAGCGATGCGTAGAGAATCTGATCACCGATGCCCTGCTCCGTCCACACAATCGGACGCTTCAAGCCAAGGCCACGCTCCCACTGCGGGTGGATCGTAGAGATACGTGGAGAGTTAAAAGTCTTGCTGCCCCATCGTCGCTCGTAACCTTCCCACCCGGCTTTGAAGTCACCCATCTGAAGAGAGAGCAGACCCAGAGTCCACGCCGTATCGTCGTTGGTCGGGTCGAAACGATGTGCTAACTCAAAATACTTTCTCGCCGGTTGCCAACGGTGCATCTCCCAATGGCATCGTCCGGTCTGAAGTGCTGATGCGACAAAGGCAGGGTGAATCTGGTTGATGTTCTCAAGGATGCCGATGGCCTCGTCATACTTGCCTTCACCCGCCGCTGCCAATCCCTTCTCAAAGATGGACTTCGCTGCATCTGTTAGGGTCTGCCCTTTCTTTTCACTCACCAGTAATCCCTCCCGCTACGCTTCGCTCCCCATGCAGGGGGCGGCACGTGTGCCCACTCTTTCCTGCGAAACTCGTCCGCACGTTTAAAGAAACTCAGTATCCACCTGATCATGTGGCCTCCTGCGGCACGAACTGAAGCATCGTAAATGGAAGTGATACGGCAGTCTTCCTGCCTTCACGTGGGTAGATCAGCAGTCGGTTCGCACCATCCAACATCATGGCGTTGACCACACCCTTCTCGGTTCCTTCAAAGTCATCGAACACAAAGATGGTCTGGTCGTGAACAATTTTATGGAACAACTCCAAGTCTTCCCGCTGCAATCGACCATCCAGATACATCAAGTCCACGCCAACTTTCTTCTCGGCCATGTCCTTGAACATTTCAGTAGAAGACTGCTTGGGATACTGGAAGATGTTAGGTACGCCCAAATCAATTTTGTTGGAGTGATCACACGTATAGATATCTACCAAACGATCCATAGCCAAGTTCATGGTTACGGTGGACACACCAATGAACGTACCCACCTCAGCAATGACCTTCGGCTGAAAGAACTTCACCAACTTGTACAACTCAACCGCATCATCGTACGGAACTGATCCGGTGTTGTAGTCGGCTTCGCTACGAAAATTTTGGTTGATCTCAACAATCCTCTCGATCTTTTCGTACGGGTACTCATCCACCCGCTCATCCACGATGCCCCAGAAGATGTTGCTGAATCGTTGCCGTCCAATCTGTACGGTGTTCACGAGATCGCTCCTACCAAATCAGACAGAACTTTCTTCTGAATGTCGCGCATGTCTTCACCCAAGTCCCGCACCATGATTTTCATGTTGTTGAACTTATACGGATTGAACGCATGCCATGCCAATCCAACGGACATCATGTTCGTCAGCCGATTGTCTTCCATTACACGGCGATACAGACTGCTCATCGAACGCGGAGCTTTAACGAAGTCGGCACGAATGAAATCGTTGTAGGCATATACAATCGACGCCTTGCGGTCGGGATAGGCCATCATCGCCAATACAACTCCTGCACGAATAGACGCTGACGCAACACGCGGTCTGTTAGAACCTGTAGCGTGTTCAAAGAAGTAATCCAAAGTCTCCTTGGCAAAGTTTTCTGTCACATCACTTTGCTCAACCGTGTGTCGGCTTGCACCATACGGATACAACGCTGTGCGGATCAACGCGCTGACGACGGCCTGACGGTTCTTGTCAACGCCACGACGGAATGCCATGGATCGTGCCTTACCTGCGTCATAGTTAGAAAACGAATCAGGGTCAACACCACGCACAACGAGAAACGGTAGCGACACACCGGCCTTCTCAACAGCGTGTAGTCTGTGCCATCCGTCCACCAACGCATCGTTGGTATCGAACGAAATGGTCTGAGCCACGCTCGTGTCCCATGTACCTGTCTTCATCTCCTCGGCGTATGACTCAATCAACGCTTTGAAGTCACGGCCTGACTGACGAGGATGCACGTTACTCAACAACTGACGCGCCTTGCGCGGGTCGATGATCTCTATTTGATGTGTATACTTAACTTTCTTAGACATGATTAAGCCTCCTTACGGGCATTGATTTCACGGTTCAGATACCAAGCAGCCTTTTCCAAATCCTGAATCGGATCGGTGTTCTTCTTACCGGCACGAGCGACGTACTTGATGACGTTGCCCAATCGGTAGTTCAAGTCTTTGGCTTCGATGAAGTCGATGGTCTCGATGCCACCGGCCTTGTAGTGTGCGGGATGGTTGACGAGATCGGAAAAGGCAGAGGCTAATCGGTACTTCGGCCTGTCTTTAATCTTGTCCAACGCATCGAGTGTGGTCTTCATCTCCTGCACTGCCGTCACAATCTTCGACGGCTTCTGCTTCTTCGTCTGCCATCTGACTTGATGTACTAAGTTTGTACTTACTCCCAACTTATCGGCTACTTCCTTCGCCGTTAGTTCGGGTCTCGACGCAAGAAGCGCGTTAATGCGCTGCGTCTTAGTTTGCTTCTTTGTCATTACTCAACTCCTTGCGTAGGGTCTCTACGTTTGTTTCGTCTATCACTAATGCGATGCCACCGGCTTTACGTATGTCATCGAGGTTCTTCAACTGCAATGCGGTGGGCTTTCCACCGTTCGCTTTACACTCTATACCATAAAACAACCCGTCTTTACAAACTAAAAAATCAGGGACACCAGAAGAAGAGAAACCAGTTCCCAACGGCATCGTCCAATAAGCACCCGCCTCTTTAAGAATCTCTTTGACTCTCTTCTTAACCTTCCCTTCAGGCGTCATGCGGTTCCCTCTGACAGTGTCAGGCGTTCATGTTTCAACTGCTGCGTACCAGATGTCTTCAGATCTTGTAATTGATTAGCGTATAAGACCAGACAATAGTCGTTGCCGTTACGCCACCCAATGTCCATTAGTACCTCTGGATATGTATCTTCAAAGCACCAGACTACGTTCGACTTTAAGAACATCTGTGAATACTTGTTTAGATCATCCCAGTTGTAGGCATTGATAATGCCCACTGCGACCTTGATAGCATCGGGCAGCGTCTCGTCGGTGAAGACACGCTTGAGGTTGCTCTTGACATAGATGTGGTACTCGCCGTTATTCACGTACATATACGTGCGGTATACGGCCTCGCCATCGTCGTTATTAAATCTTATAGGTGTGTAGGTAAACACGTTGTGTGCCTTCGCTCATTAGCCATTCAGGATGTACACCGGGCAGTCATTACCCCAGTCGGAATACACGGCAGCACCTATCGCTTCCCACATCACGGTCGCACTACGATGCACGTGCGGCGGCGGTAACAGATGCTCATGTCCCACATGAGCCTTCAGCATCACGAGTTGTATTTCTACGTCTCGTCGCATGTCTTCGGGCAGGGCTTCCAAACTCGGATACCACCTGAGCGGTACGGGGTTCATTGTCTCGTTGAATGAAATGTATGAGTACGACTCAGGCGTAGCCAGATGCCCACAACGAGGACTCTCGTAGTCCTCCAACGCCTTGACGCATCCTTCAAGATTTAATTTGCCGACGATGATGCCGTTGTTGACGCCGTTGAATATCACCCACTTGTTACCGCTAAATAATTCCTTGGTGATCCTGACAGCGTCAGAGAACTTAGCAATCTCGTCCATGTGCTTCTTGTAATGACGAGCGATCACATCACGATCCGCAGACGGGATGTCATGTATGGACATACCACCCATCATGACGCTGATGGCATGGGTCACATACTCTCTCGGCAGATCAATCGTCGGCCTACCCGACACGCTGCCACCGTTGTATTTGTCTACGCTCTTATCAACCAACTGACGGAATTTGTGATTGATGTTGCCCGGCAGATGCTCGGCTGTTGCGGCTAAGTATTTGCTCAACTGATGATCAGATTTAGGATTCAGTTTGGCCGTGATGTAACGGATGTTGGCCGATACGGTTGACTCGCTGAACGACTCTGCATCGGGGCGATACGTGTGCTTACTGCACACACCGAACTTGTACATGAACTTTGGATCACCTTCGCCACTCTCAAGATACTTCATAGCCATGGCGACGTTGAATCCTTCTGGCGTTGTAAGCCGAACTGTTTCGGCTCGCGCATCCATCATCGTGGGCTGTGTGATTTTTATCTCACCTACACGGATCTTGCCGCCTGTCCGGTTGTAGGCTGCGGCAACTAGCGGCCACACCGACAACTTGGTTAGCTGTGCCTCACGCTCTGGCGTGTAGTAATTCTCAAGGAACAAATCCTTGAGGCTGATGCTGACATTGTCTCTTGCTCTAGCCATGACTCATGCCTCCACTACAATTTTGCGACCGCTCGGCGGGTTGAACTCACGGTTGTGATTCGGCGGTAACAACCACAACACAGGACACTGAATGTTCCACGCTATGTCATGCTCGACGTAGCCATCGGTAAAGACAATCATGAACATCGGACTCATCTCGTTGTCGATGACATAGTCACTGACACATGACAGCCTCGTGCCGCCACCACCAACGGGTTTGAGCAACTGCGCGATGCCGTCGTAGTTCTCTTCAAAGACCTGCTCACCATGCACCTGCGTATCCCACCAGAGAATCCGCATACTGCTTGGCTTACAAGTCTCACAGATGGACGCGACCTCCGCGCCGACCATGCTCAACAAGTCCTCACCGATACTGCCTGACGTATCGTTAGCCATGATGCCCTCGTCGATCTGCTCGGACTCCACGCTTGGCAGGAACAAGTCATCGACCAATCGCCGTCTGTTCAAGCTAGACCACGTGTAGTTGTCTCGGCCAGATGTTGCTTGGCTCACGAACTCACGCAACTCTTCGCGCCAGTCAACCTTCGGTGTCAGTACGTCCTTGATGGCACGAGGAATCTTTGCACCGAACCGACCTGCGATGATGTGGCCTTGGCTCAACGCCTCTTCGATGTCCTTGCCAAGTTTCTCTGCCTCTTCATCTGTCATTTCATCGGTAGGTTCCATGTCGTGATCATCGAGCGGCTTCATCCCTCTGACACCGTCAGACGGTTGACCATCATCCGATAACTCGCCACCGCCACCGTCGCCATGTTCAGGCTCGTTCTCCATCTGCTTGACCAAGTCATCCCACACCTGACGCACCGACCAGTTGTGATACTTCGGGTCATACAGCGCACCCTTCGGCAACTGAATTAGATCGGGAGCCGCCTTGTTGATCTGTACGATCACATCGTTGACGACGAAATCCATCGCCACGTTGGCAAGCCTCGGATTGATCTTCATCAGATCACGATGCCGCGCAATGTGCTTCAGTGCCACGTGCAGGTTCTCGTGCATGACCAGACCTGCTAACTCAGGCTCGGACAACTTGTCAATGAAGTCTCTGCCGTAACGTTTGTTTATCCCATCTGTATACGCTGTCGGAATCCCGACATCGACGCTCGACTCACCCATCAGGATGATGCCCGAATACAGACAAGTCTCGGGATGCTTCATCAGTTTGATGTGAGTCTTCTTCAACTTGAGCGTCTGCTCGTGCGTACTCACTGGGATGTCCTGTGCTACTGCGTTCATGACTATGCCTCCGTATAAGATTTGATTAGACCAATCAAGTCAGCAACTTGTAGTTACCTGCCGCAAGCCACTCGGCCACCTTCTGATTCTTTGTTGCAATAGGTGACAGTCGCTTGCTTGCCATCGCCATGGTGAAGAACACCGACTGCAACTCGGCCGACTTCGTGCGATCAAGGAACCGCATGAACTTGCTCAACTCGTCCTGCGTTTGCAGCGTATCAATCGCATTGAACATCATCTGTAACAGTGCAGCCTGTTTCTCTGGCACTCTGACACCGTCAGGATCAGCAAGAACATCCGCCGTCAGCACGATCTCATCGCTCAGCGAAAGTACAGCCGACATCAGATGTGCAGTCGCAGCACCTACCGTACCGGCCAATGCCGCCATGGTGAGCGAGGTTCCCAACTTGTGACGATTGATAATGTCAGGATCACACGCTGCCAATGAACGTGGTGATGCGAACTGCTTCGTCCGATGAACAGGGAAGAACACATGCGCGTTGTCTTCAGGACGGATGCCATCCGTGTAACTCGCCATGACTGACGGTGTCATCGCTACGAATGTTCTCAACTCAGACGACAGCCCTGCGTTGCTTGCCCATGCCAACCACTCGTCCACCGTGGGCTTGCGGATGTTCATCGTCGTGATGCGATTGGATGTATGAGCGAGGATCGAATTGCCCACACCATCCGTAACTAAATTACCCGTTGCAAAGACACGAGAGCCAGCCGGTAACTTCCAACTGCCGACAACATGATCAAGCAACAACCGCGTACCCAACTTCTGTAGCAACTTGTCGCCCTTGTCCAACTCGTCGATCATGATCAGTTTCTTCTTGTTGGACTTCGGCTTGAGCAACGACGAGATGTATAACTCCAACTCGCCAGTGTCACGATTCGGCGCACGTAAACTAATCTCGCCGTACTCGATCAGCGACCAGTCAAGATAGATGTGGTCATACTCATCATCACCTAGTGCATCACGTAGCATGTAATGAATAGACGATTTGCCGATGCCGGGTTCGCCTTGGAAGTAATAAGTCTTCCTGTCGCCATTGACCATGACCAGACGGAACGCTTCCATCACGCTGATCGCGTTGTTGAAGTTCACAGTTTCACGTTTGATAGCCATAACACTCAGCCTCCACGTTTAATGAATTAAATAAAACCAAACTCTGACAGTGTCAGAAGCCAAACTTCTTCATGATGTCATCGACGCTCTCTTTGACGACGACACGGGTGGTGTCGCTGTTGCGTAGAGTTTCAATACTCAATCCCGATACCACACGTTCAAGTTCAGCACGAGCTTGTTCCAATCGAGTGTCCTGCGTCACATTGAATTCCTTGAATGTCTCACACAGTTCTTGCGCTCGTTGCAGTGTGGTGTCGTACAACTTGCGCCGCTTGACCTTCAGTTGCCCGTCCTCCATGACAGTTTCAGTGTCGCAACAATGCGAAAGCGACTTCATTACATCAACCATCTGCTCAACCTGCTTCTGGTAAATGTCCTGCACCAATTCCTTGGCTTGGTTCTCGTAGTGCCGCGCCAGATCGTTGGCTAGGTCGTTGCTTATCTGACAACGGAAGTCACCGACAGGGACTTCAGCCGTGAACACACGGACTTTGAAACAAGACATGACCTCATCGACGGGTGGGTAATCACTCTCTTTGAACATGTCACCCTGCACGAACGCCTCGTTGGCTACGGCAGTCGCGTACACCTGACTGAACTTGTCCTTGAGATTCTGCGTATTGGCTTGCCGCTCCTCGACCTGCTTCATGAAGCCCACGATGCGCTGCGTTGGCAGGAACCGCCACCGACCCGACCACGGATAAGTCTCACGCTCCACAAAGTTGTACCAAGTTTGGCGATCATTCAGCACAGCCTTGTGTTCGGCCACACCGGCAAGCAACTTCTTAACGAACCGACCTGCGTCACGATCTGCCTTCTTGGCTTGTGTGACCTCGTCAGAGATTTCTCTATCCTGTTTCGTACCAGTCCACACACTGACCTCGACGTTCACGAGGATGCCTGACGTTGCAAGCGACACCACGTGATCGGGTTTCTTCAAGATTGGATTCGTTGACTCGTTCATTCGACTAGCCTCCTGACGCTGTCAGCGTCTTGTGTATTGATTGCTTGATAGATGGGCGGTTGGCAGTCCCGCCCTTTGTCACTACCACATGACAAGAATAGTATAACACAACTTAACAACTTAATCAATGGCTTGGCCTATCCGCGTTAGGCAATCTTGCCGTGTACGTTCTCGTTCCACACTGTCACCTGCCGCTCCTCCATGTCACGAGCGTAGTTCAGGTAATCAATCACCAGTTCAGGCGCACGTGGGTCATGCCCGCCGATGTTCCACTCCTCGACCTCGTAGATGGAGCAATCCTTCTTCCAGTCGTAGATCGTAGCGATGACCTCGTCACCATCAGGCAGCGAGAACAGCAATACCCATTCAGCCTGAGTCTTGTAGCCATCACCTTCTAGCGGCTCACCGAATGTCTCGACTAACTCATTGAAGTCAGCCTTGACGTAGCCTTGCAGGCACGTGCCGTCAGACAGAGTAAAACCATCCTGCCTTGTCACCTTCATGCGTGCGATCTCCTCTCGTATCGTGGTTAGTTTAAGTTCTAACTGTTGAATCTCTTCCTCTTGGCGCTTGTGTTCAGCCCACCAGTCGTTCATGTCGTCTTGAATGTTCGTGTCCATCTTCGCCTCCTCTGACAATGTCAGATAAAAAAGTAATAGATGATTGATCCAACCATGGCTGCCATGAAACCGTGACGGAATGCGGAGAAATAGATACGCCGCACCGCTTGGTTTAGTTCCTGCTCGTTCATGCAACCTCCTCACCAAATGCGCTTATCAACGGAACCTTGATGATCTCGTACACCGACTCTTCGTCGTCGATATACAACTCCACCCGATACTTCTCTGCCGCTTCTAGCGTGGTGAACGCTGCCTCGATTGGGTAATCAACGTCATACCCATCGTTGTCCTCATCCACCTTCATCAGCACATACGCATACTTACTCATCTGTAAAACCCTCCCTTGTTGTTGATGCCTCTGATCTCGTCAGCGTTGGCAGGAACGATGTAGTTGCTCTTGTGCAACGGGACGACCGTGTGTTTCTTCTTCCTTGCCTGCTCCTCGCCACACGGCATACAGGACAAATAGCCAAGCACTACCCGCTCGTCCTCGACGAACTCGGCATGGCATCGGTTACACAACTTCTTAATCATCGCTCGCCTCCTTCTGACAGTGTCAGAACGTTGTGGATGTATTTGCTTCGTCGCTTCTTTCAGTCTAGTAGATATTATAACCTAACTTGACAAATAAATCAAGGCGATACGGGCTGGCGATGACTTTGTGCGGCGGGATACTCAATGCCGATACGTGAAAGCGTGAAAAGCGTGAAAGACTTTTTGGATTTTGATGGTCTTGCTGGTCCAGTGACAAGATGGGATAGAATTTAATCGTGTCACGATTGTGTAAGTTCTGGCTGTGTCTGACAGTGTCAGAGCGGCGTGTTCCACAAAATTGTTCCGATGTTCCAGCGTGTTCCACAAATCAAACTTGTATTATTCTTCAGCGGAACGAGGTTTGATTGTGTAAGGGGGAATTGCAAGTGCTTGATTTTGCTAGAAAACGTAGTAGTAGTAGTTATTTTATAAAGAGATAATAATATAAGAAGTTCCATGTTCCACGATTTTGCCAAAGTATATATGGCGGGATTGGAAGAACGAGGTTTACAAACTTGCGGATTGCCTTGAATGGTTCTGACAATGTCAGATTGGTACACTTCCGGAAACTGTGGAACATTGGAACAAATGGTGTTTTTGCCTTGTCCTTCAATGACTTGCGTGTTCCACGCTCTTGGAACACGTGTGGAACAAGTCTGGAACAGGCTTGCACCTTGTCCTTTCCCTTTGGACTTCGGGCTTTGGCGTAGCCCATTCGCGTAGCCCTTCTTCCTAGGAACTGGTTTCCATAGAACTGGTATCGAGAACTGGCTTCGTAGTAACTGGTCTCGCGCGGACGCAAAAAAGCCCCACCAAGCGTGAGCCTGATGGGGCTGTGACTAGAACGGGAATTCTAGTTGTTCAGGATCGCATCTCATAAAACTATCCTCGCTGACAGTGTCAGGACTAGGGCGGCTTGCGCCGCCCCGTCCGTTGGGTTCAACCAAGCAACTCCTTGCGGAAGTTGGCGAGTGCCTTTTTCGCGCGGTCGTTCGTGGCGACCTTGCGTTGCTCTTTCCGAGCCGCACCCAGTTTGGCGATCATCGGTTTGGCGAGACCATCCAACCACTCATCGACCGACGCGGTAGCACCGCGACCGCCTTTGCTCTCGGCAAAGTCAGCCTCAAAGAACCGGCCCCAAGCCTTGGTCGCAGTGTTGTCCACGGTCTTGCGCGTGGCCTCGACGTACCGACGAAGGCTGAATGGGTTGTCCACAAGGTTAGGCAACTTGGCGAGGCTGCCCTTATCCATCGAGACGGCATTCCGTCCGGTCAGGGTGAAATTCGCCGGTCGATCCTCGCTCGGGGTGTAGAACATATCGTCCGCACCACTATGCAACTCTCGGTTGTACTCCGAACCCTCGGTCAGCGACAGGATCGCGTTAGCGATGAACACCTCACGAGCAGCCTCACAGGCCTCGGACTCGCGGTCGATCGCGCCGTTATCCAACCTCGGGAAGTCTGCGGACAACTTCGCAAACGTGGCGCGATACTTCGCCCACTTGGTGCGGTCGCTGCGAACGTGGCCGCCGACGTCCTTGGCAAGAGAACGGAACCCCTCGACGACCGACGACGCGAGGACAGACTTAACGTTTTCAGATACATTCGACATGGTAGTGACATCTCCACAAAACCCCGCAGACCGTGGCGGGTAACACGATGTTGGTACGTCCAACATGATTCCATTATACCACACTCGAGTCTGACAGTGTCAGAGCGCGGTCAAAGCAGGATGGCAGGCAGAAAAATCGTAAGGACAAGTTCTAGGCATAGCAGCCAGAGTCAGATCTAGCCGACCCCACCGTATCCCACCCCCCTCGCCAGCGTTAGGAGTCCCGACCAACAACTTATACAATCTAATCCGCACAAATCACTTCACATTTTTCCAATGTTCGGACCCCACCCCCTTCGTATAGAAACACCCCCCTTGATGGAACCTAAAGATTCCTTTATATAATCGGCTATTACTTGGGTTGAGGCCCATGCAGACACTTGTTCCATACATCGACGAGACCATACCGCTTCCCGCTAACGCGGCAGAAGCCTTGCCTGACCTCACTCCTGTAGAAGAACTCAATATGAGGGTCAGGACTATTAAGTTGATATCCGATCTGACCAGCCAGCCCATCATCCCAACTGAGAAAGACAGGGATGCTGCCGAGGAAATGGCTAGAAAAATGATGGAAGATCCCGAGTTGCGGCCTGAATACTCGATGCACTCGGACGAATTCACTGCTTACTTGTCTGGTTTGGTCTACCGTTCCAACGGTGCCATCGTTAAAGAGTTGTCTGACTTAAAAAACTACGTCATCAATAAGCTCGTAGTAGAGATTGAGACGACTAAAGACCCTAAGTTGCGTATCCAATCGGTTACAAAGTTGGGTGAGATCGATGGTGTAGACGCCTTTAAGAAGCGTAGCGAGATCACGCACCAAGTTAAGCCCATCGAAGAGGTCGAAAAGGAGCTTATGCAGGTGCTGGAAGGCATCGAATACAGCGTAGTAGACAGCGAAACGCCTGAAATTAACCCCGACGACTACCTCTTACCGGATCAGAACGGGGCAACAAATGGGTGACATAGTTGGATTTAAAGGCAAGAAGAGTAAAAAGGCTGTTGAAGTTGAAGAAGAAGTAGCAATCATGGCTTGCGGTAACTGCCAGCAGCCTAATTTTTATCTCGCGGTAGACGGCAGACTTTTTTGTGAAGAGTGTTTGTTCCCAGTAGCGGGAGTTTGGGCTCCGATAGACGACATTCCTGCCGCATGAACGTCCAACTTACACCTGAAAAGCTTAAGGCGCTGCGTATGGCGCTGCCGAACATGCCAGATGAGCAGAAACGGCGCACATTAGAGCTACTAAAGACGTATCAGGCCGAGCGTACTCGTACCGTTGGCAAGGATTCCTTCTTAGACTTCATCAATCATGTGTATCCGGGATACAAAGTTGGCCCCCATCACCGGAAATTAGCTGCAATCTTTGAAGATATTGCTAACGGCGTGAAGAAAAGGGTGATCGTCAACATCGCCCCGCGTCATGGCAAGTCAGAGATGATCAGTTACCTCGCTCCTGCGTGGTTTTTAGGCAAATTTCCGCAGAAAAAAGTCATTATGGCGTCTCACACTGCGGATCTTGCGGTGAACTTCGGTCGGCGCGTGCGTAACTTAGTGGGATCGGAGCTTTACCATGATGTTTTTCCTCAAGTTGAGCTTCAGGCCGACTCTAAATCTGCTTCTCGATGGGGTACTAATTTTAACGGCGAGTATTTTGCTATCGGTGTTGGCGGTGCTCTTGCTGGTCGAGGCGCTGATCTGTTCATTATTGATGATCCCCACTCAGAACAGGAAGCTAAACAAGGTCGCGCAAACGTTTTTGAACCGGCTTGGGAATGGTTCCAGTCGGGACCGGTCCAACGACTAATGCCGGGTGGCGCGATCATCGTAGTGATGACGCGGTGGAGCAAATCTGACCTCACCGGCAAGATCGTAGATCACATGCTGCGTGAAGAAGGTGCCGATCAGTGGGAAGTGGTCGAGTTCCCGGCGATTCTTAATGAGAAACCGCTCTGGCCGGACTTCTGGACGATTGAAGAACTACTGGCTAAGAAGGCAGGCATGGATGTGCGGTACTGGCAGGCTCAGTACATGCAGCAGCCGACCTCGGAAGAGGGTGCGCTGATCAAACGTGAGTGGTGGCAGGTGTGGGAGGCAGAGAGTCCGCCCCAGTGCGAACACATCATCATGTCGCTCGACGCCGCTCAGGAGAAGACTAACCGCTCGGACTACAACGCCTTGACGACTTGGGGGGTTTTCTTCAACGAGGAGACTAAGAACTACAACATCGTCCTCCTGAACTCGATCAAGCAGCGGCTGGAGTTCCCAGAGTTAAAGGCGCTCGTGCTGGAGGAGTACAAGGAGTGGAACCCGGACACATTCATCGTGGAGAAGAAATCCAACGGTGCGGCGCTGTATCAAGAGATGCGGCGCATGGGCGTGCCGATTAGTGAGTTCACGCCGGGTAAGGGTCAAGACAAGATCAGCAGAGTAAATGCTGTATCAGACCTATTTGCTGCGGGTATAGTCTGGGTGCCCGACCGCAGGTGGGCATGGGAGGTCGTTGAGGAGTGCAACGATTTCCCGTCCGGTAGCAACGACGACTTGGTTGACTCTACCACTCTAGCCCTCCTTCGCTTTCGCCAAGGTGGTTTTATTCGTCTTCCGACTGACGAGCCAGAGCCTACGAAATGGTTCAAGAGCCACCGTCGTGAAGGGTATTACTAGGAGAACTTAGATGGCCGTTGATAAAAGTTTGATGGAAGCTCCGTTGGGTTTGGAAGCACTTGCTCCCCCGGAGCCGGTAGAGATCGAGATCGTTGACCCGGAAGAGGTCAATATCGGCATTGATGGGATGATGATTAGCTTACAGAAGGATCGTCCCCGTGCCGAAGACTTCGACGCCAACCTCGCAGACTTCATGAGCGAGAACGAGTTGCAGAGTCTCGCTGGCGACCTGATCGGTCAGTACGAGCAGGACTTGGCTTCGCGCAAGGACTGGTTGGATACGTACGTCAAAGGTTTGAAGATCCTTGGCATTCGCTATGAGGATCGTACCGAGCCGTGGCCGGGTGCGTGTGGTGTGTTCCACCCGCTTCTCATGGAGAGCGCGGTCAAGTTCCAGTCCGAGACGATCATGGAGACCTTCCCAGCGATGGGTCCGGTCAAGACCAAGATCATCGGCAAGGAGACCCCGGAGAAGAAGGATTCTGCCATTCGCGTTGCAGATGACATGAACTACCAACTGACCGAGGTGATGAAGGAGTATCGGCCTGAGCATGAGCGACTCCTGCTCTCGCTGGCCCTCGCGGGTAACGCGTTCAAGAAGGTCTACTTCGACCCATCGTTGGATCGACAAACAGCTGTTTACATTCCGGCTGAAGACATCGTTGTGCCGTATGGCGCTGCCAACATCGAAACGGCTGAGCGTGTTACGCACCGCATGCGTAAGACGAAGAATGAACTAATCAAACTTCAGTACGCAGGGTTCTACCGAGACATTGATCTGGGTGAGCCGATGCGCGTCATGGATGAGGTAGAGAAGCAGAAGGCCGAAGATCAAGGCTTCAGCGCAAGCATGGACGATAGGTTCCAGTTGCTTGAGATGCACGTGAGCATTGACCTGCCGGGTTATCCGGATGTGGACAAGGACAATCACGAGACCGGTATAGCACTACCTTATGTGGTCACTATCGAGAAGGGAACTGGAACGGTTCTAGCGATTCGCAGGAACTGGAGAGAAGATGACAAGCTCAAAGCCAAACGACAGCACTTTGTTCATTATGGTTACATCCCCGGCTTCGGGTTCTACTACTTTGGTCTCATCCACCTTATCGGTGGACACTCTAAGGCAGCTACATCACTTCTTCGCCAGCTTATCGACGCAGGAACACTCAGCAACCTTCCGGGTGGTCTCAAGTCGCGCGGGTTGCGAATTAAGGGAGACGATACGCCTATTGCTCCGGGCGAGTTCCGAGACGTAGATATCCCATCTGGTGCGATCCGCGACAACATCCTCCCGCTGCCGTACAAGGAGCCGAGTCAGACTCTTGCCATGTTGATGGACAAGGTCGTTGAAGAAGGACGTCGCTTCGCTGCGGTGTCGGACCTCAAAATCTCGGACATGTCCTCGCAGGCTCCGGTCGGTACGACGCTCGCCATCTTGGAGCGCGTGCTGAAAGTGATGTCGGCTGTGCAGGCTCGCATCTATTACACGATGAAGCAGGAGTTCAAACTCCTCGCTGCGATCATTCGTGACAACACGCCAGACGAGTACAGCTACGAGCCGGAAGTCGGCAGCCCAAGTGCGAAGAAGGCTGACTACGACAACGTCGATGTGATCCCGGTCAGTGATCCAAACGCGGCAACAATGTCGCAGAAGATCGTGCAGTACCAAGCGGTGCTTCAGTTGGCGCAGCAGTCACCTGATATCTATGACATGCCATATCTGCATCGCCAGATGATTGAGACGCTTGGCATCCGAAACGCCAACAAGATCGTGCCGTCGAAGGACGACATGAAGCCGATTGATCCTGTCACGGAGAACATGGACATCCTGAACGGCAAGCCGGTCAAGGCGTTCTACTACCAAGATCACGAGGCGCATTTGCAGATTCACATGGCTGCTATGCAAGACCCGAAGATTCGACAGATGGTCGGGCAGAACCCAAAAGCCAACGAGATCATGGCCGCTGCCGCTGCTCACATCATGGAGCACGTGGCGTTCCAGTATCGCAAAGAAATCGAGAACCAACTGGGTGCGTCTTTGCCGCCTATCCCAGATCCGGAGAAGGACGAGACTTACTTGCCCGAAGAGGTCGAGTTGCAGATCTCGCGCCTTGCCGCACAAGCCGCTGCCAAGTTGCTTCAGAAAGATCAACAAGAAGCTCAAATGCAGCAGGCACAACAGCAGATGCAGGACCCGGTTCTGCAAATGCAGCAAATGGAACTTCAATTCCGTCAACAAGAGTTGCAGCTTAAAGCTCAGCAGATGCAGTTGGATGCTCAAGTCCGACAGGCTGAGTTGCAGCGTAAGACTCAAGAGATGCAGATCGAAGCGGCTGCCAGAGCAGACGAACTTGATCTTCGCAAACAGGAGATTGAGAACCGAACGCAGCTTGATGCTGCGCGACTTGGCGTGGATATCCAAAAGCACAAAACCAACTTGTCTGCCAAGCAGCAGGCAGAAGGGTTGCGGATGGGAATTGACATTGCCAAGACCAGAGATGCTTCGGCACGCGCCGTAGTACAACCGCCGAAAGGTGCAAAGAAGAAGGAGGACTAAGTGAGCTATTCAAACGCTCTGGAATACCTTGAGACCAAACTCAAGGAGGAGCGCACGTTGATCGTGGAAAACCTCATCCAAGGCAAATTGGATGAAGGTGAGTACAAAAGGCTATGTGGGGCGTTACAGGGTCTCGACCTCGCTATTGGCTACATCAAAGACCTTGCAAAGAGGATGGACGAAGAATGAGCAGTATTGATATCGAGAAGACTCAGGAGGAAGCCGCCAAGGCCAAGCTCCTGCCAGAACCCAAAGGCTACCGAATCCTGTGTGCGGTACCGCACGTAGAAGAGGAGTTTGAGGGTGGCATCATCAAATCAGACGACACCAAACGCACGGAAGAACTGACTACGGTCGTGCTCTTCGTCGTGAAGATGGGAGACCTCTGCTACAAAGACAAGGACCGGTTCCCCACCGGCCCATGGTGTAAGGAAGGCGATTTTGTCCTTACCCGTCCGTATTCAGGCACTCGCGTGGTTATCCACGGTCGTGAGTTCCGCATCATCAATGACGACACGGTAGAAGCGGTGGTCGAAGATCCCCGTGGAATCCGTCGCGCATAAGGAGAGATAGTTATGGCTGATAAGGAAGAATTTAAGTTTCCTGATGAAATAGAGCAGGAGCAGGCCAGCCAGAAGGCTGAAGCCGATGACGGCTTTAAGGTCGAGGTTATCGACGATACCCCACCGGAAGATCGGGGTCGCGTGCCGCTGCCGAAGGATGTAGTGGACGAGCTTGATAAAGACGACCTTGAAGAGTACTCGGAGAAGGTTAAGAAGCGCCTCTCCCAGATGAAGAAGGTTTGGCACGACGAGCGTCGTGCTAAAGAAGCCGCCGCCCGTGAGAAGGACGAGGCTCTTAAGTTTGCCCAAGCCCAGTACCAAGAGAACCAGAGGCTGAAGCAACGTCTTGGTAATGGTGAAAAGGCTTATATCCAAGAGGTCACGAAGTCGGCTAATACCGAACTAGTGGTCGCCAAAGAGAAGTTGAAGATGGCCTATGAGTCAGGCGATGCCGAGAAAATCGCTGAAGCTCAGGAGGCTATGACTGACGCTAAGATTCGTATCCAACAATACGCTAGATTTCAACCTGCTTTACAAAGCCAAGAATCAGGTGTACAACAAACACAACAAGCACAGGCACCACAGGTTCCTGCCGCTCCAGTCATTGACCCAAAAGCCGAAAGCTGGAAGCAGAAGAACCCTTGGTTTGGTGTAGACGAGGAGATGACCGCCCTCGCTCTGGGCTTGCACGCTAAGTTAGAGAGGTCCGGTGTTGATCTGCGTAGTGACGACTACTACAAGCAAATCGACTCGACGATGAGGAAGCGATTCCCAGACTACTTTGAAGTAGAACAGGAAGAAGTTCCTCAAACGAAGGAGGCTGAAAAGCCTGCTCGCACAAAACAGGCTACTGTCGTAGCTCCGGTAACGCGGTCCACCGCGCCTCGTCAGGTACGCCTGACACCGACTCAAGTTGCTCTTGCCAAAAAGCTTGGTCTTAGCAACGAACAGTACGCACGTGAACTTATGAAACTGGAGAATGACAATGGCTGATAATCGTCTTGCTCGTGAGATTGAAAGTAGAGAATCCACACAGCGCAAGCAGCAGTGGACTCCACCCCAGACGCTACCGGCCCCTGAGCCGAAGCCGGGTTGGGTGTTCCGCTACATCCGGACTTCGATTATGGGTAATGCAGACCCATCGAATACCGCAGCAAAATTCCGCGAAGGTTGGGAGCCTGTGAAGGCTGAAGATCATCCGGAGTTGATGCACGTTGCCGATCCCAATTCCAAATTTAAAGGAAACATTGAGATTGGCGGATTGTTGTTGTGTAAGGCACCGGAAGAGCTAATGAAGCAGCGTGATGATTATTACGCTCAGCAAGCAAAGGCTCAGATCCAGTCCGTAGACAATAACTTTATGAGACTGAACGACGAACGGATGCCGCTGTTCAATGAACGCAAGTCCAGTACCTCGTTCGGTAAAGGTAAATAACTTTCTTTTTTGGAGTAACAAATGGCTTATCCTTCCGTTGACAAGCCTTATGGCTTGAAGCCGATCAATCTGATCGGTGGGCAGGTGTTCGCCGGATCGACTCGTCAGCGTCGTATTGCTTCCAATGCCTCAAG